GATTAACATAAATACCTGCACAATTAACAATCATGCGGGAGATATGGAACCATGACAACAAGAAATTTTAGAGTAAACAACGGACTGGAAGTAGGTGATATAGTAATATCAGCTTCAGCCAACACAATCACAGGCGGAACAACATCGGCACCAAGTGCAGATGGTCAATTCGCAAACAAGAAATTCGTAGACGATTCGATCGCGGCTATTTCAACAACAGCAATCACACAGGGTAACAGTAACGTAACAGTTGCAGACTCAGGCACAGGTGCGATCACAGTATCGGCAGACGGTACAGAGGTGGCAAACCTAGCAATAGCGGCTACTACAATCACTGCCACAGGTGCAATCAACCTTACAGCAGGTTCAGACGTAGTAATCCCTGCCAACATAGGTCTGACATTTGGTACAGGTGAAAAGATCGAAGGTGATAGCACAGACCTTACAGTAACATCAGGTGCTAAAATTACTTTAGCGGCAACTTCAGATATACATGTTCCAAATGACGTGGGAATAGTGTTTGGTGGTGCTTCAGAAAAGATCGAAGGTGACGGAACAGATTTAACTATATCAGGTGCTAAAATAAATTTAGGTGCAGTAACAGATGTACACCTAGCCAATGACATTGGAATAGTGTTTGGTGATGCAGGTGAGAAAATTGAAGGTGATGGAACAGACTTGACAATATCAAGTTCTGCCGCACTGAACTTGACAGCAGTAACTGACATCGTTGTACCAGCAAACGTGGGAATAACTTTTGGTGCTGGTGAGAAGATCGAAGGTGATAGCACAGACCTTACAATAACATCAGGTGCTAAAATCAATTTAACAGCAATATCAGATGTACACATTCCAAAAAACGTAGGAATAGTTTTTGATGACAACGCAAGTGAGAAGATTGAATCAAATGACACAGACCTAACAATCACTTCGGGTGGTGCATTGAACTTATCAGCTGGAACAGATGTAGTACTTCCTATTAACATAGGTTTACATTTCACAGATGCCAACGAGAAGATCGAATCAAATGGTACGAACTTGACTATCACGGCGGCTTCAGGAGTTATCGCTCTTGCACCGAACACAGATGTCACACTACCCAACGACAAAGGTATGATATTTGGTGATGCAGGTGAGAAAATTGAAGGTGATGGTACAGATTTAACTGTCGCTTCAAGTAACAAATTAAATTTAACAGCAACAACAGATGTACACATTCCTCAAAGTGTGGGATTAGTTTTTGATGCCAATGCATCTGAGAAAATTGAATCGGACGATACTAATTTAACAATTACATCGGGTGCCCAAATCATATTAGCGCCAACAACAGACGTAAAACTGGGCAATGACATTGGAATAGTGTTTGGTGATGCAGGTGAGAAGATCGAAGGAGACGGAACTGATTTAACAATTACAGGTAACAACATTAATCTTACAGCGGCGGCGGCGGTTGTTATACCAACAGGTATACCAATTCATTTTGTTGACGTTAATGAAAGTATCTCAGGAGACGGAACAGATTTAACCATCGCTTCAAGCGATAAAATCAACTTAACACCGGCGGCCAATGGAGACGTAGTAATACCAGCCAACATTGGTTTAACTTTTGGTACAGGTGAAAAGATCGAAGGTGACAACACAAACATAACAATTACATCAGGTGCTCAGATCATATTAGCGGCAACAACAGACATTGTTGTTCCAGCCGCAGTAGGTATAACATTTGGAGCAGGTGAGAAGATAGAGGGAAACAACACAAACCTTACACTCACATCAGGAGCCCAGATCGAATTAGCGGCAACAACAGACGTAAAATTAGCCAATGAGATCGGAATGATATTTGGTGATGCAGGTGAGAAGATCGAAGGTGACGGTACAGACTTAACTATCTCTTCAAGTGGCTTACTAAATTTATCAGCAGGAACAGACATTGTTATCCCAATTAACATTGGATTACATTTCACAGATGCCAACGAGAAGATCGAATCAAATGGAACAAACTTAACACTTACAGCGGCAAGTGGAGTTATTGCTCTTGTACCAAACACAGACGTAACACTACCCAACGACAAAGGTTTGATATTTGGTGATGCAGGTGAGAAGATCGAGGGTGACGGTACAGACTTAACTATCTCTTCTTCAGGACTATGTACTATCACAGCAACTGGTCAGACAGTTATCACTAATGACTTGGTTGTGAGCGGAAACTTAACTGTTGACGGAACAAACACAATTATTAACACGACTACACTAGCGATTGAGGACAACTTGATTGAAGTGAACAGAACAGTATCTGCTGATTCAGGAATGCCAACTTACTCGGGTCTAGTGATTAACAGAGGTGTCGCATCAGATGCCGATGAGGAAGATCTATTCTGGGTATGGGATAATACATTTGCAGATGACGGAACAACTATCCATGGTAACGCGGGTGGTGCCTTCACAGCATTGAGAGCCGCTAGGGGTATAGACAATGCCTCTGCAATCACTGCCACTGAAACCAATTTGGTCGATGTCAGGTGTAACGTTATCCACGCACTAGCAACATCGGCTCAGTATGCTGACGTTGCCGAGCGTTTCGAAGCAGACGCTCCAATGATCGCAGGTGCAGTAGTAACAATCGGTGGAACAGCAGAAATTACAGAAAGCACAACAGATTTATCTGAGAATGTTTTTGGTGTTATCTCTGACCAACCAGCTTACGCCATGAACGCAGGTGCAGGTAACAACGATTCACATCCATTTGTTGCAATGACTGGAAGAACTCCAGTGAGAACAACGGGTGCAGTGACTAAAGGTCAAAGATTAGTTAGTTCATCAATAAAAGGTTGTGCGAGAGCAGTTGCAACCGGCGAAACAATTTCACCATTTAACGTGATTGGTAGAGCACTAGAGAGCTCAACTGACGCAGGAATTAAATTGGTAAATTGTGCGGTGAGGACTAACAACTAATAAATATTTTTACTTTTTAGTAGCATTAAAAGGCCTTGTAGAAATATAGGGCCTTTTTTTTTGGCTTGTAAACCATAAATATGTACATATGTTTAAATGTGGAAAAAATATTACACTCAATGCAGATAGTTGGTTAGAGTTCAAAGGCAACAACGATGCTGACGAAGAAATTAGAATAGGTTCAATCAAAGGTAGTATCAAGGACAACGAGAAAGGTGCAGACAACAGCAAGATTGAAATCATAGCCAGGACAGCCGGTCGACACAAACCACTGTTGACAGTTGCCCATGACGGAATATATGCGTTCAATGACTTGCCATTGGTGCTGGCCACAGAAGCAGGCAAGAAGACTTTCTTGTCAGGCTCATCATCAACAAAGAGAAACATAGATCTACCAGACGACAACGGTACACTGATGATTAATAATTCCGGAAAAGTAATGGCAACGGATTTGCCAACAAGCGATCCTAGTAATGCAGGTCAACTTTGGAATGACGACGGTACTGTAAAAATTAGTGCTGGTTAATTAAGTTATCAAATCTAGTATAGTCTGTAACTTGCCTTTAATGGCTTTGTTATTCAGTGTGTTCTTAAGACCCATGTGTAAGTTCTTGGGCCAACATTCAAACGCAGTCCAGCAGTAGCCAGAGTGTTCATCATTCAGCTTGGGCAAGAATTCAGTCTCTATCGCAATAAGATAAGTGTGGAAGAAAAACTTCTCATCATTAGATGTGAACATTTCCAAAGGAATTACTTTCTTGAATTTAGGAGTTACCCCCACTTCTTCTTTTATTTCCCTCTTCAATCCCTCGAATGCTGATTCTGTGTACTTCATCCTACCGCCGACCAATCCCCATGTTCCTTTGGTCTTACTATCAGTCCTCTGCAAGAACAGGAAACGTTTGGTTGATGTGCTGTAAAAAAGTGCACCAGAACATATGATGTTGTCTTCCATACTAGATTATAACAGATTGTTTATGATTTATCAAGGAGTTGTTGCATCAACACTAGGGTCATAACCATTGTTTGCCCCACCGTCTATGACTAGACTCCAATTACCTTGTGTGTAGACACCTTCGTAAGACTTAACCCATTCTGTGCCGTTGAATCTGTACTGTATTCCAGTGTTCAGATTGGTAACGTAGTGCTGTGTGGAATCTGGATCAGAAGCATCAAAAACTTTTAACCATTTGCTCTGTGAACTGCTGTATTCAATAATATCACCAACATTAGCAACAAGAGTTCCCCAGATTGCACTCTGAGCCAATGCTGTCGAATCTCCAACGTCATCGATGATTAGATACCTGTCAGCATTCGCTGGTGTACCTGGATTAAATGTTGCAGGGTTGATGATCTTCTTGACTGCTGTAAGTGTGTTTGCAGGTATTGTGTCCTGGTCAATGCTGTATAGTAATATAGTATCATCAAGTGTTGTTGTTGCTATTGTTCCTATAATTTGATCTCCGTTTGGTTGTGTTAACCTGATCTGTGATGTACCGTTAGTGACTACTCCGTACTGTTCCAGTAATATCTTCCAGTTGACTGCTGGTCCGAATGTTTCAAAAGGATCTGCCAGCCCTGGATCTTTGGCTCCTGTGTAGAAACCGTCCCCTCCTGACTTAACATTTACACCTGTCGTGCCCAACAACCTCAATTGATTGCCCGATACTAATAATCCAAAGTTGTTTGGCGTGATAAAGCTTCGTGAAATCAAAGAACCGTCTATCAATCCTTTCGTTATTCCTCCGTCGTCGTCATAAACACTCATGATAATTTTCTGTACTACACCTAATTTCTTAACCTTAACAGGTGGTGACAACCATATAGGCATTGAGAAGTTTAGTGTTGCAATATCTATCTCTGTGTCCGCACCAACTGGGATTGTCCTTGAACTGAACTGTATTCCGGTCAGTTCCACGTAACTTAAACTGGTCCAGTCAATGTAGTTGTCTGACTTTTGTATTTCGAAATCCGGATTGAAAAGGTATAAAATCTGCTCTAAAATCTGTAATTTTTGATCTGTATTTGAACTCCATATGTCTGCCGTGACTTCTAGTCTGAACGGAGATGGCATGACTTTTTCAATAGTGTATCCTGCACCTAGTTGATTTGTGTAGTTTCCGTCACTGTCCACTCCTCGTTCTTTTAAATGTTGTTTTTCTATATGGTAAGGATTTTGCATTCTCTCCCTGTCGTAATTCAGTTCTCTAACATAGGCCGCTATCTTTGGTGTGTACTGTAATGCGTTCTCAGAATTCTGTCTAATTATGTTTGCAACCTGTCTAGTCGGGTCTCCGTACACAACAGGAACAGCTCGTAAAGTAATCGAGTCGTCTCTGCCTTTGCCTGTTTCCACAGAAAAATTACTCAACACCCTGATGAATTGGGTTAAAAATTTCCTAATCTGTCCTTCATAGAAGTGTAGCATTCTTAATTGTCAGCCTTTGGTTTGAGAGCATCTGTTAGTGATTGTCTCTGTTTTGTTGTCAATCCGTTTATCGTATCAGACGTTGCATTATTAACAAAACTTGTTTTGTAGTTTGCTCTCGAATCATTGTTTGTTGTAGTTATTCTAACCGAATCCTCTATCTTGACCCATCTGGTTCCGTCAAAACGGAACAACCTATTTGGCAAGAAATCTGTTCTCAAGAAATAATCACCCTTGTCAGTATTTGAATTTGGAAAACTAATTCCAAATCCTGCCGGATGGCCATTCGGTGCTACTCCGTCTCCATCTAGGTAGAAACCATAATGCGAACTTGCCGGTGAGTCGATAACTGCATTCACGTTTTTGTCTCCACTTGCTCTTTGTTCTTCTGTGTTAACATTATCGGTCCTAATATTTCCTCTTTCGTCAATAGGTGCAACGTAGTATTGTTTGTAGTTGAATCCTGATTTTGGTGCATCCTGCTCTGCCTGTGCAACAACTTGTTCATTAATAGATTTTTCTTTGTTAAAAGTTGACATGTAACTAGCAAGAGATCCCTCTGTTGCGGCATCACCTAATATGTCTCTGTACTCTTGAGAATCAACTAGAGATTTCATTTTCAATCTTAACAGATGCGGCCACCAAGTTTGTGAGAATCCTTCTGCGGCTCTATTAACATCTTCAACGACATAGTATCTTTTCAGTGCGATTGGTATACTCTCATCTAGAGAATAATCTTCTTTCATGTGTGGGAACTCTATGACATCACCTGCCATGGGCTTCCTGCCAATCCTTTCTATCATGTCGTTCAGATGCACAGTTAAAAATAGTGTGTCGTTCTGTAGGAACATTCCAAACTGTGATAGATTGAAGTCTGCGTCTTGCACATTGTATATTCCACGCACTATATAAATGTCGTCTGCATATTTCCTGTCTCTGTTCTCTAAAAATAGTAGATCCTGTATGGTTCTTTCGTTGAGACTGTCTCCGGAATATTGCGGTTGTGATGGCGATGCATCTCCGTCCTTCTGCGAACTACCTTGATCATATGGACCTATGTATTTGTGGAAGTGTAAATCTGTTCCACCCACGGTAAACATCTCCTTGATGTTACGATCGAAGAACTTGTAGTCGTTGCCTTTTTCAGGCTTGAAAATGGATAATCTTGGCATATCATACATATTTATTGCACAGACAAAGGTTATAAATATGAGTATGTCAGAACTACAAACAGGACAACAAGAAATATTCGATTACGTCAAAAATAACCTAGGTGATGGTATGATTGACGTTGAATTAGACCCTAAACACTATCAAACGGCACTGGAAAGAGCTATAAACAAATTCAGACAGAGATCATCAAATGCTGTGGAAGAGTCGTATGCTTTTCTAACCTTAAAGAAAAATCAAAACACATATATCTTACCAGATGAGATTATCAACGTGAGAAATCTTAACAGAAGAAGTGTTGGATCAAGAACTGAAGGTGGAGAAGGTGGAACACTTTTTGAACCATTCAATCTAGCATACACAAACACATACCTTTTGAGAGCGGGAGCAACTGGTGGATTGGCCACTTACTACGCTTTTGCATCATATCAAGAACTAGTAGGTAAGATGTTTGGAAGTTTTATACAGTTCCATTTTGACGTGGCAACAAAAAAATTAACAATCACACAAAGACCTAGAGCAGATGACGAAACAGTTCTCATGCACACTGACAATTTTAGACCCGACATAACACTTTTCAAAGACATTTATTCCAAGCCATGGATCAGAGATTATACACTTGCAGTATCCAAGGTAATGTTAGGTCAAGCAAGAGGCAAGTTCAGCACCATTGCAGGACCACAAGGCGGAACAACACTTAACGGTGATGCCTTGAAGAATGAAGGACAGGCTGAGATGGAAAGACTAGAAGCAGACATAGGAAATTTCCAAGAAGGCGGTACTCCGCACAGTTTTGTTATTGGTTAATTGACCACTATCTCCATTTAAATAACAGTATCATGATCGATACTCGATACAAAAAACTTACCAAATGCACACTAGAAGAACTGACCAACATGGTTGACGATCTAGAGAATGTTGCCATACATGCCCTGAAAGAAAAGAAACTGGGCGTACGGAAACTGGTATTAACATCGGTACATGATGTTAAAAAAGAGATTGAAAAACGTTTAAAAAAATAGTATAATAAACCTATGTTAGTAGGTGTAGTAGGATTAATAGGTTCTGGTAAGGATACGGTCGCAGAAAGACTAGTACAAGAACACAATTTCAAAAAAGATTCATTCGCGAAAAGTTTAAAAGATGCAGTAAGTTCCATGTTCAATTGGGATAGGGAAATGCTGGAAGGCAAGACCGATGAGAGCAGGGCATGGAGGGAACAACCTGATGCCTTCTGGAGTAAAAAATTTAATAAAGATGTAACGCCTCGTTGGGTGCTACAACACTTCGGCACAGAAGTGATGCGACAGAACATGCACGATGCAATATGGATCGACAGCTGTCTGGCCAGATACAAAGGCGAACCCACAGTAATATCCGATACTAGATTTGAGAATGAGATCAAAACAATCAGAGAGTCCGGTGGTAAGATCATACTTGTAAAAAGAGGACAAGATCCTGATTGGTTCACGAGCTACGTGGAAGGAAATATAATACCTGCAGGCATCCATTCTTCGGAATATGCATGGGCGAAATCAGAGTTTGATCATGTGATTAAGAATGACGGGACGCTAGAAGAGTTGTATCAACATGTTGACGATCTACTCATCAGCAACAAGATCACCAATACGCCATCCCAACTTACGGACACTTCCCAACCTTTGGCAATTGGCGCAAACAGTTTTTAAGTTAGTACTCGCAGTATTCCTCATACTACCATCCACAAAGAAAACGTCCAACTGGGATTGCTTTTGTGCCCTGAATCCACACAGCTCACACTTCTTGTGTTTCTTGTATCCGGATCTCTGTAGAGCTGTTATTCCTCCCACTTTCTTCCCGGCCTTCTTCCGGTTACAAGTATCACACAGGCTACGCCAATAGATCTTCGTTGCTTTCTTATAGGCATAGGCCCTGGGCTTTGCTTTACACTCCTTACACAGCGGTCTGTTGTTGTATGCCATACACTTATTTACGTCGCCTATATAGGTACCTAAAAATAGCAAGTTATATCGTAAAAACCATACGATTGAATAAATAACTCTAGTATACGTTAAACTTGCAAGGAGAAAACGAAAAATGGCATTAACATCACCAGGAGTAGAG